AACCTCGCTTGACCTCACACACAAAACGGAACATCATCACGCCTCGACTCATCAACAATGGAATAGCAACATGCCTGCATCTACTACTAAAACACCTGCCAAAAAGAAAGCATCCCCTCGTAAGTCAACCAAGTCTACCTCTAAAACGCCCTCAGTTAGCTCAGGAGCTTCCAAAGCTAAACCCAAGTATGTGAGCAACAAAACGCAACTTAAAGCCTCTCCTGAGGACGGTATTAAGTTCTACGGGACACCTGATTTGTTCAAACTTATAGCAAAAGCGTCCAGATCAGTCGGTGGCGATGTGAAAAGCACAAGCACGCGAGCGATGGAAATCGAAGGCATCGGGTGTATGGTTCAAGTGACAACTCGATGGGGCGACAAAGTGCATAACGCATTAACCTTCGTACCGAATGTCAAGATCGTCAAGGTGAAAGGCATACGTCGATTAGAAGCCAGTACCTATCGCATAACGTGACACATAACGCCTTGAATCAAGAGCGTAACGAGTTACGCTGGATGCTTTTTTGCGCTATAATACGGAGTTCAAACAACAGGAGATCAACATGCAGGAAACTATTTTCGACTCACAGATTGCTAAAATATTAGACTTAAACGCCGACAACCAACTCGACTATGTAACGAGCAAAGGGTTCTCAATCGACTACAACGAAAGTGCAAAGCTGATCTTGACTTGCCCGATGGAGGCGTACACTCATTGCTGTTTCCAAGTGATTCGATCCCCTACGCCCGTACAAGACAATTGCGCGGCACACCTTGACGGCATACATACTCGACTTCGCATGAATGCTGTGAATGAAGCTCTCAACCCTGACCTGCCGTTCGTTGAGCTAGGCAACGTGTGGGACTCAAGAGGGCGAGGCAAGACGGAATACCTGTTCGATTACCTAGAAATCAAGCGAGAAGGTCATTACTTCCTTTACGCCGCTAAGCAAAGAAATCCCGCAGTGTTCGACAGGGATTGCTCAAAATCGTTGTGTCAGGAAAAACCAATCGTGGTAGAACTTTATCGCCCTACGCCTTCCGAATGCTAATCCAATCTCACGATGACGCTAAGCTAATGCTGGCTCGCACCATCTTGGAGTTTTCCAAGCGTTGCGAGCCAGACCTTGAGTATCTGCAATGTCTAATCACGCTGTATCAAACCTGCGTGTACCTGACACAACCGCGAGTTACTCACTCTCAGCCCGCCTTAGCTCCCCCGTCTGCCTCGCAAGCAAGGCGGGTGATAAAGGGGTTAAGCCAAGCTAACAAGGGCAACGGAACGACGTGGATCAGTGCAGGGTGTACCTCGCTCAGTGATTTACCCGTTTGGAAGTCTCGCGCACTGGAAAGTCTATGTCGCTTACCGTCTACCCCTAAACTCGCCACCATGCTAAAACTTATCATTGAGATTGAATTCTCAGAGGAACTATTAAATGCCGTTAACTGAAATTGAAAAAACCGAAATGCAACAAATGATAGCCGACGGAATCGCTAGTGCGATGAAGTCGGTTCAGGAATCATCAGCTCCTACAACTCCTGAGACTGCGCCATCTCCTGAGGTGAGCGCACAAGTCATGCTCGATCAGATGAAAGAATTGATTGAAGGGATGAACACAAAGGGGCAAGTGGACGTTAGTAATCGATTATTTAGTGCTGAAATGAACAAGCGATTGCAAACAACACCTGAGCTTAAAGCGTACCTTGAGGGGACGGATGACTTTGGAGCGGTACGCCTTGATGCGCTAAACTCCATTTCGGATTACGATAAGCGAGTAGAAGCCTTAGATCGCATTGCCTCTAAAGTTTCAAGTGCTGTGGTTGAAGGCACAATTCCTCCTACTCCAGAAGTTGTAGCCCAGCAGTCCGCCAAAGAAACAGAAACCGACGCGCTGTATAAAAAAGTAGAGACGGACTTGCGTGATCCAAATGCTAACGCTACAGCAAGTTTCATTGAGGCGTTAGGCTCAGAGCTAGGTAGCCCGTGATAGCTCTCGCTTGATTTTAACTGCTTGGTTCGGCATACTTATTCAACCGTGCTAAGCGGCAGGACAATGTTGATGGAACATAAATAAATTCTCTAGGTGACATTATGAACCATCAAGGCGTTAATCACGCTACAGGTCTACCAGCGATTGACAACAAAGATTTGCAGATCATTATTGGTACGCGTGTATCAAGCTACATGATTAGCACGTACAGAACTCAGTTGCCTCTTATGGCGATACTCAACATCGAAACAGATGTTGGATTATGCTCAACCGAAACTTACCTGTGCGAAGACACCACAGACTTACCTCAGATTTCTGACTCAGCCCTCAACGCTAAACTGCCTCCTAGTGTAATTTCACCTCCTAAAACGGTTACGTTTACAGGCTGGTGCTTTGGTGGGTTCGTCACTAAACTATCTCGCGTACAGTTGCAGTGTATTAATCAACATGAAGTGCTTAGAAACTGGTATCAGTTCTCACTAGCTCGCTCTATCGAGGATGGCAAGCAGTCTATTGTTGCACGCTTCTATCGACACTTGTTGACTCGCGCTGTGCATCCTGAGAATACAGGTCACGCGGCGGGAATGATGGGTGATCCTCAAGAGCTAGGAACGGCATCTCGCCCCGTGTTAGTTTCGCCTGAAACATCGCACTTGTGGGTAAACTCAATGCTTAACGTGGTGAAACAAATGCCACGTGCCGTACCTCCTGAGAACGGTGAATGGGGACAATCCGTTGAGGATGCTTTCTTTTTAGCTCCAGCTATTGTAGAAAATACATTTCGACTATCGGAGTATTACAATAGCTATGATCGCGTTGGCGATTGTGCGGGTTGTCACACCACGAGACAAACCTTTGATCGGATGCCTTATGGAATGCTCGCTATTACAAGTTACTGCAACGATAAGCGAGTTATTGAAACGGCGGGAGGCACTTGCATTGTGTATCCAGTGCTGTTTGGTCGCCGTTACATGGGAACAAAAGCATCGCTTCGTATCGATACTATGAACTACGAAAGCGCCGATAAAGAGTCTGTATTTTTCAAGACTACTTTTTACTGGCAAGTGTACACCTATGATTGTCGTTTCTTGGGCATCTCATGGATCACCATTCGTAACCCTCAGCCTGAAACCGTAACTTGCGGCTAAGCTAAAAAAGGAAATTAAAAATGGCTAATCATTACCCACTGTTCCACGGTGGAAATTATAAGAGAGGAATCGACGACGGGCGCACTCGTAAGTTCTTGACGCAACCTGAGCTTGACATGGTGCTTCTCGATTGTGCGTTACCTGAATCGTGGATGCTTCACATGAGTCGTCACGACGAACTTAATCGAATGCAAGTAGGCGATTTCTATTATATCGGGGTACTCCCTGATGGCATCATGGTTGAAATGTTGTGGCTTGTTCCGCAAGATGGATACAACGGTTTAGAAGTTGAGCTCCAGCTTGTTGACGCTAACGAGGTACACGATTTGCATTGTGCGAAAGCGGATGTGTCTCAAGCTACAAAGTTTGGTGACAAACTGGAAGCTGATTTAAGCGTAGGTCTTTGTGAAGCGTCTTGCGACGCGATTGACCTTGCTTGTATGCACGACGACGACTATTCAGACCATCGACACCCTGAGGCGTATCAGTACGTTCAATTTGATCCGTCGATTGTGGTGCCTTTAGGTAAAGCGGTTTACATTCGCATGGAAATCAAAGCGTTTACGCCCGCTGACAATAATCAATGTGTGACGTGCTCAGGCAAGATCGGATTGCCTAAGCTTCAATACGGCGCAGTTGTGCATGACATGGAGATTAATAAGCAGATCGTTTCTACTTACTGTACTTGCAAGACTAAAATCTGTGCAGGTTGTGAGGACGAATGCGATGAGTGCTGATTCATTAGAAGATCGGATTGACGATTCGCCCGCTGAAAAAGTTACCCTCGAAGAGATCGAATCCAAGGTGAAGGATACTCAATATCTTCATCTTTGCGATACGCAATTGACGATTTGTGTGATCACTCTTGAGAATGGTTTTACAGTCACGGGAGAGTCTGCATGTGCTAGTCCTGAAAACTTCAACAAAGCCATAGGTGAAGAATTGGCACTCAAGCACGCAATCAACAAGGTGTGGCTCCTTGAGGGCTACTTGTTGAAAGAGAAGCTTTACCTGAAAGGTAGCGATGTAGTATAATACAGTTATGCTTCTCTCAAGGATGCAAAAGCTCGGAGTTCTCGTCGTGGGGAGCATCGAGCTTTTTTATGCCCGTAATATTTAACTAACCAGAAGGAACTTAACATGGCAAATTCTGCCGCTATTACCCAAATGATTATCCAGTCCTCTAACCCTGAGGAGACTAAGCAACAAATATGGGATCAATCAAGATACTTGATCTCTCAGAAACCATCGGTGGCGACTAACAGTTTTACAGGCGATGGTTGGTACGAAGGATGCACCGTTATTCCTGCTCCTCTAGCTAAGGTTGGAAGTCGACAATTTAGCGAGGACTTGGCTACCCTCGAAGCCACACAGTATATTCGATTCGTAGACTCCAATGCGACCGATGGCGCAGATGACGAGGTTCGAGAAGCTTTATTTCGACCTATGACGAACACAGAGGCGGATAGCTACGAGGCTCAACTTAGAGAGCTGTTAGGCATTACAGAGTAGCAAGATGAATAAGATGTGGTATTGTAAACGCATTTAATCATCTGGAGGGACTATGAGTAGTCAGCTTGACAGTCTAACCGAGTTCATAGCTAAGCAACTGAATGACCATAGCACGTCACCTAGAGGCGTGGTGCAACCTACCTATTATCAGTGGACTGAACATCATATTCACGATGCTTTACTCCAAGGTGCGAGTTACATTTACTCTATAAAGTCTGACTTATTCAGTGTATTGAACTGTTACGTGACTGAGGAAACCACCTGCACCGTTGACCTTAATTCTATTTGCTGTAGAGTGATTGATGTTGTCAGCGTAGGTGTAATGGGTTGCGCCAATGTTGATAATGACACACTCAATGGTCGCTCGTTACTCTCCCTAGTGGAACAACTCCCCTGCGATCGAGTATGTCCTGATACCCCCAGCTTTGGAGTCTTTTCCTTTCAAACCTTAGCTAGGGGTATTTTTCAATTTAGGGAAACAATTCCCAAAAATACAAAGCTCACCTTTATCTGTTCAAATCCTCCCTCTTCTATAGACTCCCTGCCTTCTTGCTTGTACGCTGAATACAGACCTTTGCTGACTTCGTTCGCCCTGTGGTGGTTGCTACTGACTACCAATGAATCAAGAGCTAACCTTGAGCGCGTCAATATGTATTATCAGCAGATGCAAGATTTTGTCACCTTGAAACTGAAACTTGAATTTTCACTGGTGGCGGAGAATTTTAAAGACGGAAGCTTTTTACAGGATGAAACCCCATGAGTTGTAACTATAAGAAATTCGTAAACCCAGTTATCGGTACACTTTACGAAAAAGAAGAAACCAAGAAATCGATTGATCAGGACGAACTTGGAGCATTGGTTCAGATCGCATTTACTCAAGCAGTAAGGCAGTTTGCTAAAGAGAGTGAAACCTTAATCGCTTCCTCAGCGGTGGACATTGTAAAGGGACATAGTTATTACCCTATAAGTCCCCCTGAGGGTTTCGTTACAAGGCGGATAGAGCGCATTAATGAAAATCGATTTAAACTTGATAGTGACGCTGTGATAAACCTCACTTCTATTACGCTAAAGCAGTGCCCTAAAGCCAACCTGTCGTCTGCCCTGTATGTAGATTTCGTGGTGATACCAAAAACAGGATGCACTCGAATTCCAGATGCTTGGTGTGAGGAACATTATGACGGCATACTCTCCTACATTTTGTACCATCTATCGTTACAGAAAAACGCCACTTGGTTCGACCTGAATCTCGCACAATTGCACAAATCGGACTACGATAAGGCGGTCGTTACTGCTAAAAACGAAAGGGTGTTCATCCGTACTGACAATCCTTTTTACAGCGAAGTAATGGGACTCATCGGCGGTTGTGAGCCTGACAACAAAAGCGATTGCAAAGTCGATGCAGTAGAGATTGAGGGGATGCTGAAAAGCCTGTATCGGTCGGTAGTCGTTGATTTCGCAATGAAGAGTCGCGAGCTTAGACACACGGTATCTATCGATTTAGTTAAAGGAGAAACTTACTACCCAATTCCCGTACCGACTGGACATCACGTGTTTTCACTGGAAGGCGTTTACGAGAACAATGCGAAGTTCCCTGTATCTTCCTCGGCAGACCGAACTCGTATTCTGCTCAAAGAGTGTCCGCGTAAGGATGTACCCGATGCTTGGCGCATAGAATTGTCCACTTACCCAACCACTGACAACTGTAACTTTGACGACAATAAAGAATTCGTATCGCGCCATTACAACGTAATACTGAGTGGCTTACTGGCAAGATTTGCTCAACAACGTAGCCGATACTGGTACGACATTAGCTTAGCTGAGTTACACATTAAAGCTTACGACGAAGGCATATTCCGAATATTGCTAGAAAGGGATTCTCGCGAGTTTAAGGGGAGCAAGTTTCTCACGGCGGCAATAGGTTTAATCGGCGGATGCAAACCCGAAGGTGTGACTTGTGGCGAGGACAATAAGGAGCGGGATCAACTCGTAAGATCAGCTTACCGAGCAACCATTCGAGACTACACGGCTAGAACTAGGACTTTGAGACACATCATCACGGTAGATTTCATTGGAGGATTCAGGCATTACCCTATTGAATCGCCCGAAGGATACCGCATAATTCAGATTGAGAAGGTACTCAGCGATGCCGTAGATTTACCAAAGGGCACAGAAGTAGGTACAAATTTCATCACCCTGCGCTCATGCCCAGATCGGGACGAAGCCAGCGCATTAAAGCTCGAAGTGAGTGTTAGTCCCACCTCGGCTAATTGTGACGTTGATGAAGCTTACAGCGACGAACACTATTCTGCTATTTTAGACGGAATTCTGTACCGCCTTAGCGCGCAAAAATCGAGATACTGGTTTGACATCGAGTTGTCGCGATCGCATCAAGGATCCTACGAGCGATTGATTAAGCTGGCTCAACGCGAAACGATTAACAGGAACGTCCCTTGTGGTACAAAAGGAAGAATAATTTCGCTTTTTGCCAACGAGATAATGAACGATGACGACGCACGGGAGCGAACTGAATCTGAGGTTTTGAACTTAATTGAGATGATGCTGAGTGATACCATCAAAGACGTAGCAATGAGAAGTGAGGCGTATACGATTGACGTTGGCATTGACTTACTAAAAAGCACTAAGATTTATTACTTGCCGATTCCAGATGGGTTTCGCTTGAATAAGATACTAGGACTGCTTTCAGATACGCATGATGTACCCGATGGTACATTGATTCACCCTGACTACATTGAGCTACCTTGTTGCCCGACGGTCAATAGTGATCATGCGCTTGTGGCTAAGCTATCGGTGATACCAACCAATAATGACTGTGAATACAACGAGGACTTCATGGTAAGTTATTACGAGGCAATATTGGCTGGCATTCGCTATCGTATATCGTTACAGTACAATAAGCAATATGCTTCAATGTCAGCCTACAGGATAGCCCGACAGGACTACGAGAAACTAATCCGCTCAGCAAAACGTCATTTGACGACGGGTAAGCTTGAGATTAAAAAGAGGTACTTTACCAATGTACACTAAACCTAGACCTATTTATTATGACAAGTGTAGTACCCAAGTACCTGTTGAAAGGTATCGTCCAAAGCGTGTGTGTGTTGGGGCAGACACACGTACTTTAAAAATAAAAATAAGCCGATGTACGCCGTTTGATACGCAGGAGTCTAGCGATACCCTTGCGGTCACTTTGAGCATTGAGGGCAACCCTGAGGTAATGCAATCTTACGCATTACGAGATGGGGTTGCTTATTTTAATATGAACAATCCCACGCTGTTTAAAAAGCGGGGGATTTACAGAACACTAATAGGGATCAACGGGTGCTGTATTGGGGTAATTGAGGTGAACTACGCGCCTCCATTTCACGTTATGGACGTTGAGCCTGTTAACAGCAAATGCGCAGAATCGAACTGGGAAGAGCCTGATTGTATGGATTACGAACAGCCTGATTCGTGCGTCCCTTCTAAGTGCAACCCTTGTCCCACAGAGCCTTGTGGCGTAGAGCCTGTATGCAAACCCAATATCGACATCGAGTACTAACATGACCTGTGGCAAAAACAAGTATCACGACCTCAAAGCAAAACTGAGCTTTACGGCTTCCTGCGGGATTGTGTACAACCAGACACATCTCGACTTGCCTGATTTAATGGAAGGTGTAATCTACGACGTGGAGCTTGATAATGGAGCTAAAGGAGGACTTGCGATGGCAGGTAATGCCTTTGACTTCACGCTGTGTTTTCCTCGTACAGAAGTTATTCAGATCGACTCGTGTGTGAGAATAAAAAAGAACGATCCCATTGTGTGTGATAACCAAGTGGTCGAACCTACTGATATTCTACATACTTACGAGTACGACGTTAAACGAACAGAGCCTTGCAAGTAAAACAGAGTAATCTTTATGCAATTTAAACTTGACTAGTTTCGCACCATAGCATATATTGTCCCCAGTCGAACACAAGTTCGACACAACCCAAACGAGGTAATATACAATGGAAGAAATGATGGTAGTAGGTGGAATCTGGACAGTAGTCAGTATAGCACTTGTAGCTATGCTTAAAGGTAACAAAGGCGACGAAATTAAAGCAAAAGCTAACATCAAACCCCCTGTTAAGGCTAAAGCTCCAGCTAACATCAAACCTCCTGTTAAGGCTAAACCTGTCGCTCCTTTAGCTCCACCTGTTGATCCGTTCGCAGGAATGATTAATCCAACTCAAGCTTCAGCCAAGCCACCAATGGCTAATCAAGGCTTCGATCCGTTCGCATAGCTTAAACTTAACAATTAAAGTAGAATAAAAGCCTCACTAGTTGAGGCTTTTTTGCGGATGGAGGTATTTGAATGCGAGACAAAACTATTGCTTATGTACTGATTGGGGTTTATGTCTTATCAGTTACCGCGTTACTTTTTATCCTATGGCTTACAGGAGGGAACTGTGAGTAGCTTGGCGATATTCAAGGAATTCAGAAGTACCAACTTCCTGCAAAGTCGTTATCAACGCAGTAAGACGATGGAAATATGGGATGCCAATCTTCACGATAACGCTATTCGTCCTTTCAAATGCCCTCAGCTTATATGCGATTCAATAGGTGACATGAAATCAATCATGGTTCACCCTGACTGCGAATGTGTAGGCGTTGAGGAAAAAGTTCAACCTGTTCAAGGTTTCTGTCAAGATCAATATTATAGAGTGATCAACTCGACACTGTACGAGTTCAGCGAATGCGATCCTTACACTGTTTGTCAAGCTGGGAGTCCATCGCCTACTGAACCACCGTCGGTATCAGGGGGAGGTTGCGGGTGCGACGCTATAGCGGCGGCTTATTGCATCACTTACGTTACACGTTTCGGATCGTTGGAAACCGAGTCATCTCCTTCGCCACCAAGCTCTTCTGTAATGGTTGATCCATCGGCTTATGGAGTAACGGTATCCATCGCTGATCCTCCTGAATCTTTCTGCGTGACATCGATAAGGATTTACAGAACCGAGTCCCAGTTCGAGGATGGCAATTCAGAGATGCCCATTGTAGGGGCTGAATGGGTTCAGTGTGGAGAGGTCGAGTACGGTGTGACTTCCTTTGCTGATGGCTCAGGCTCTTGTAGCGAAGGTGCGCCATTAACGACTCATGATCCAATGGCGTTTCCCGCTCCTCCTTGCCAGTTCGTATGTCGAACTGAGGACGGAATAGCGGTGGCGGACACACATCGAGTCTACATATCCAACGGCGGACAAGCGATGTTTTCAACGGATGGGGTTGTGAACATTGAAGATGAGATTCGTTGCATTCAGTCAATAGGGAACACTATATTCGTGTTAACTGATAAGTTCCCAGTAAAGATCACGTACCAACTTACAGGAAGCTTGATCAGTATTAATCGCGTGACCATACAACGAAATTTGCCACTGGTTTCTTACGCCTCAGTTTCTACTTACGGAACTAGAGTTTATTTCGCGTCTGAGTATTCGTTATACGCATGGGACACCTCAGGCTACGGTGGCGATCTTAAAAGCCCAATCAGTGAACTCCTCACGCCTCATCAGTGGAAAATGCTAGAACCTAGTACAGTAGTTGGCACTGGATACGAGTACGGGTACTTTCTTACGTCCAAGAAGCTTAAACATTCCTTGATGCTGGAGTTCGGTGGCGAAGGTACTGACACTCGTGTATTAACTCATGTCATGCCTATTTCGTACATCGATGCGGATGTGCTGAACCTAGATCACGACGGACACATTGTATACACTCAGTCAGGCGCACTATATCGATGGGATTATCGAGAACAAGAATTCTGTACCCCTAGCAAGTTGCAAGATTCAGACGTTAGAAACTGTTCTGCGTGTTGTCCTTACTCGGCTAGGTTCTATTACGATCACGAAGGGATGAACAGTTTTAAAGTGGTACGCATCGAATGGGATGAGCGAAGTGCTTCTCAAGTGAATGCCAGTTTCAGGTTTGAACATTTCGGAGGCACGGAACACGAGGTGGAATTTGAAGTTGTAAACTCACGAGCTTTTGCACTGCCCGACTTTTCGTCTACTCAGGCTTGCTCCATTGAGGTGTCAGGTTGTGCTACAATCACCGAGATTAGACTCGCCACCTCCTACCCTGAGCTGGTAAACCGTAGCAATAACGCAGGATGATTCACAATGGATAACCAAACAGATTTCCCTCGATTGGCATTACTGATAGACGATGTTCTACAGGGCGATGCTAAAGAATTAAGCATGTACATGGTGACAAGGTACGAGGTTTTAATGGCAACTGAATCGGCTATAGGACTGGGATCGCTACAGGTAAAGAACTTAGTCCCCGAAGCCGTCGCGCTCATGTGTCAGTATGAATTGGGGTTGACCAATAATAAACTTTACATCGATAATTTTGCGGCTATTAGAGCCATGATGCAGATGGACGCTATTAATGTTCACACCTTTGGGATGCACATAAGGCGAGCCGTGGAAAAATCGAAGTGGCGGTCTGTACTTGCCGCTAGGGAACTTCTAGCGCGTCGGCATGAGTCCCTTACTTATCTGGTTTTACTGATCAAAGGAGCGGAAGAAGCCAAGCTGTTTAACTTTCAACTCAAGGAAATATTAGCCTTGAGTCCTGCCGAGGAAGTATTTTTTAACAGTTTTAAACCAAGGGGAGATTAATCAATGGGTATTCCTACTACGATAGACAACCCTGAATTCATTGAGTGGTACATCAGTGAGAACTCAAGGCGCGACGCTAGAGATACCGAAACGCTGATTACCCTTATTTTAATGATCGCTCAACTAGTCACATATTATAACTTGTGGGATTCAGCAGTGGCTAAGCGAGATGTGGTGCTGGATGCAGAAAAGGACTTTCTCGATTACATGCACGCTAAAGATTTAGGTGTAGACTTCCCTATGATGCAAGCGAAACAAGCCGTTTTAGGACTAGCTGTACCTGCGGTTACAGTGTGTGGGGACGCATTAAGCGGAGTAGGATGCACCTCTCTCGATGGTAAGTCTGTCGATTCTAAAGCTGACTCAATGGCTAGACTCTCGTGCGGAGGAATGCCTTTTGGCTTTGTGAACCGTGAAGGTGCTTTGTTAGCAGGCAGAACGAGTTCTTATTCGGGTGCGATACTGGGTAACTCATCCAAACGCAGATCAGAGGCGTTTCAGGCTGAGAAGACGAAACTGGTTCTTAGAGGTCAAGCCACTGCTAGATTTTCTCACACTCCTATTTTAAATAGCTACAATCAAGCGGCTAACATTCAAGAAAAATTAGCGTCTATTTTCGCCCAAGGATTTAACTCAGCAGGTATAGGGCTAGGTAACGCATTAGGTCAAATGACTCAAAACTCAAGTGGTGGAACAGGTAATGGTTGATATAACAATGTGTATGAGTGAAGGATGCCGACTAAGGGAAACTTGCAAGAGGCATGTAGAAAGTGGCACATCTCCAGATAACCATCATCAAAGCTGGGCAAATTTCGAGACTGATGAAGACTCTAGCTCTCGTGGGTGCAGTCACTACTACCCTATAAAAGACGAAACAAGAAACTCAGGATGGCGATAAATGGCTGGTACGGTACATTGGGAAATAGCAGGACTGGTTTTATCAGTTGCTCAAATGTTGATGTATATCAACGGATTCAACAATTACAAAAGTCGGCTGAACTCCTTAACGGACGAGCTTAAAGCTAGGGCAGACGCTAAAGCGGCGGCATACAAAACACTCAGAAACAAAGACTCAGAGTTTTACGCTTACTACCAAGGCTTACCTGATTATGCCACTTGCCAGTCGAACATTGATCGAGCTAGAGGTGCGGCTTTCGCTTCATGGGGTAGCCAGATGAGGCATTCACTACGAGCCGTCAACGGTTACGCTCAGCTCCAAAAAGTTAATATAGCTAATTCGTTCGCTGAAAATGCCGTATTCGCCCCTGCCGTAGCGCGAGCAATGACTGAAATTCAGGAGCGTAAACGGGTAGATCAGCACGTATTGAATCGATGGCAAGCTATTGTTTCAGCACCTACATATCCATCGGCTGTAACTGACTACAGTTCCATAATCAATACTTCATTCAGTTCCTTGACTGCTTACGGGCAAGGAGCTAACAGCGCGGGAGTGGCAATAGGCTCTTCGCTAGGAAAACTTTTCGGATAACAAACAATGAGCAGAGCCAGCGACAACTTATCGAAGTTGAGAAGTAGAACCAAGAAGTTTAGCAAGCAGTATGTTAGAGGGGTGAATTCTGCTACAGGAAAGTATGCCAAAATCGTAAAAGCTTCACTAGGCAAAGCGTCCGATCTGACATCCTATATTAAAACTAAACGCAACCAGCGAGAAGCCAGTTTAGACACAATGAGGGGGCAATATATTGAAGCTACTCGCACGGTACTTAACTCAGAAGCTCTCAAGCAACTCGCCATCCATTCCAATATAACCGCCCCTACCTTGACATCTATAATGTCAGGATACGAACACGCTAGAGCATCACAGGCTGAGCGAATAGGTTCACTTGTTAAGGCATCTGAACGAAGAGTAGTCAGGGATAACGCTAATGATCAGCGAGATGTGACCGCTCAGCGTCAAGATTTACGGGACGAAAGGACATTGGCTGGAGTCGTGTACGAGGCTGACAAGGGGGCTAATCGAGATGTATTCAACTCAGAAGGTAAGCTCGTAGGTACTGAGTTTGACCAACAAGAGAAAGATCGAATAACTGATGAGGCAAACGTCACTTACGAGAAGCGGACTCGCTCAAACAGGTCGTACCAAGATAAGGTACGCAAGGAAGGCTACACAAGGGACGACAAAGAGTATAAGCGCGACAATACAGAATATGATCGCCGCACCAAGTCAAACAGAACGTACCAAGATACGGTACGCAAGGAAGGCTACACAAGGGACGACAAAGAGTATAGGCGCGACAATACAGAATATGATCGCCGCACCAAGTCAAACAGAACGTACCAAGATACGGTACGTGACGACAATCAATCCTTTCAGTTGAAACGAGATAAGAATAGACCGTCTTCATCAAGCAGACGAAGAGATGGGGTAAGTGCCGTGTTAAGGTCTATGAGTCGCACGGGTAGAAGTGCGCCATCTGCGTCGAGGATTGAATCGCCCACAAGAACAACCTCTGAAACGCCTTCTGACTTCACTGTGCACCCTGCTCCTCGATCCGAAGAGATTAGAGATTTCAGAGGCGTAGTGCTTGGTGCTGAAAGTGGAGGAGCAGGTTACAACGCCTTTAATCGAGGCAAAGCTGGTGACTCCAAAGGGATAAGCCTCGACTTAACACGGATGACAGTAGGTGAAGTGAAACGACGACAATCACTGCCTGAGGGCGATCCTAACCGACTATTCGCTGTTGGTGCTTATCAAGCCATCCCTGCTACGTTATCAGGAGCAACAGATGCTTTAGGTATCTCAGATGACGAACTGTTTAACGAGGAGGTTCAAGACAGGATTTTCTCAGGAAACTTGATAAAGAAACAAGCAGGACTGTACAGCTACCTAATTGGGGAGAATGACGACATAGACGGGGCGGCTAAAGCGGCGGCGACTGAATGGGCGGGGCTTCCTGACCCGTCAACAGGACGAAGCGTGTACGACAAGGACAAAGGCAATAACTCATCCAGTGCCAAAATAGAAGACGTAAGGTCGTCATTACAAGCCGCACGAGAGAATATTGCCACCCTGTTAGAGCAAGGAGCTTCTGAGGAAGAGGCGGTTAGGATCGCGATGTTAGGCGGCACTTTCGAGTCTGCACCTCAAGAACCCGATAAGATTGTGGCATCCGAGGAAGGTCATTCACCTGAATACCGCCAACAGGTACAGCGATTCGAGCAACAGGTTTTACAGCAAGCAAGCAATGCAGGTCTTGAGAACTGGAAAGCATCAGGGGCGGTAGAGGGACAACAACAAACCTTTATTGACGAAGCGACGATTGCCTTGACTCAAAAAGCTCAGCAGGGCTTTGAATCCGACTATGAGGCGTTCAGGGCGCAAGATGACCAATTCACTGATGAAGCATTGTCAGCTAAGTATGTGGCAGATAAGAAGACTGCGGGCGACAACCCTTCCAATGCTGAGCTAACAAGTTATTTAGAGCAAGAGAAGGCTAAACGTCAAGCGGAACTTGACGCACTTGAGCGAGCCAGAAAAGACCTGTGGGGTATAAAATAATGGAAATGAACGAGCGGCAATTAAAAGATTTATACGACGCTGTAGTCAAAACGTCAGGTCATCCCGATCCTGTAGGGTTCATGGCTAGAATAATGATTACCTCACAAGGCGATCCAGATTACCTAGATGCAGGAGGACTCATGGGCATCATGCCTGTTAACCCTGATCGTGCTATCGCTATGGTAGGAGCTACGGAGGTTCAATCACTGCAAGGAAACCTGACGGCTACGCTCGCTATGGACTCCTTAATCTTCCAAGATACGTTAAATTTAGAGGCAATGGTCGTCACGTTTCATGAGTTCGACGGGGATGATATATGGGCTGAGTTAGACGAGGCTCGTTCTGTAGTAAGGGAGTTTTTGTTTCCTAGACTCGCCACCATCAAGGACGTGATCGAGATGTTTGATCAAGCGGACGGCACTGAGATAAGTGAAGACCAAAAAGTATTTTTCGCCAACTTAGCAGGAATCGTCTCATGAGTGACCCATCGATTGACTTATCTACTTTTGATCCTAGAGCGTATGCCGAATCACAAGGCATTGATTACGCAGACGAGTACGATGACGACGCTGAGATTAAAAAGTACCTGTACGCTGACGCAGCTAAGCAGTATTACAAGGAAGTAGGCTCGACAGGTGTACCTCGTGATGAGGTGCTTGGTAAAGTATTTGAACTTATGCCTTCGTCTAGGGCAACATTCGGTATAAGCGAGGAGTTATCCAAAGAGGATCAATTCGGGCAAATAAGCGAGAATGGTTATCGAGCTTACGTCAAAAAGCACAACCAGTTCTCGTCATTCCCTAACGATGCAAGTACCGATTTCCTGTTGAAAAGTTACATCAATTCAGTCAAGAAGGACAAGTGGCGCAATCCATTACTTACAAAAATGGACACTTCCTATCTCGAAGAAGTTATTAACCCCTCTCTTGAGAATTACGACAACTTGAAATCTTTTCTTGATGGGGACTCCTTAGAAGAAGATGCGCCCATTGAAGCGGGGGAAAAGGAAGGCTGGACATGGGCTGGAGCTTTAGATACAGCGGCGGATTTAACAGGTCGAAGCGTAGACGGAGTTATTCGCTCATGGAGGAATAACGATGTGCAAGGGGAAGTATCCGATTTGTTAGGTGAACAAACGCCTGTGGAACGACAAAGTAGTATAAATCAATATGTGCAAGCTGTTAAGAAACGGGATGAGATTAAGGTGGACAAAGCCTTGACTAACGTCCTTAAACAAGGGATGACTTTAAACGAAGGGTTGTCGGCTTTAGCTGATAACCCTTCTGCTCCTTTAATGGCTCTCGCAGAGGGAGGCGTGGATTTTGTTGAAGAGACAGTTACACAGATAGGAGTTACGGCAGTGGGTTCAGTATTAGCTACCCCCGCTGGTGGCGTACTGGCTGGAACGTCCGCAATGAGCGCGGTGGTAAGAGAGAATACTGAGAATACTTATTTCGATCAAGAGGTTCAGAAATACCTAGCGGCTAAGAAGCTACCTTTTACAGTGGAGAACGTAACGGCTTTCATGGCAGACGATAAGGCGGTTGAGGAAGCCAGAAATAAAGCATCCATTACCGCTAACATAATAGCAGGAGGAGCGGCAGTAGCAGGACTCACGGGATCAGGTACAGCGTTAGCAGGTCTAGCGAAGCTTGCGGCTAAAGTTGGACTCACGCCTGTAATGAAAGGAGGAGAAGTAATATTCGTCAAAGCCGTAGGCAAGCTGGATGCGTTAAAAGCTGGAGGTGTAGCCACTGCCGTAGGGATAGGAGCTCTGCTTAACGTCGCTAGTTCCGCCGCATCAGCAGTAGGTGACGTAGCCAGTGGAGCAGTCAGCAGACGTGGAGAGGTCGATGCTCCTTATACTGTAAGGGAAGGTACAGTATTGGAGGATTCGGACGGTGGGCAATCTTCCATTCTAGGACTCAATGAAGAAGGCGATCTTATCGCTGTGCAATTAGATAGTGAAGGAAACGCAACATCTAGTAAGCGCATCATTAAACCCTCTACGCTTGACGAGTTTACTAAAATAACCGATTCTGATCCTGTTAAAGAACCTCTGATCCTGTTAAAGAACCTGATCCTGTTAAAGAACCTGATCCTGTTAAAGAACCTGATCCTGTTAAAGAACCTGATCCTGTTAAAGAACCTGATCCTGTTAAAGAACCTGATGCTCCAGATGAAGACTTGACAGCTAAGGCTACAGCCGAACCAAGAGAACCTATGCAGGACTCTGAAGAGTTAACAAGTCCTGTTTATGAGAGCGATCAGTACAATGCATTAGATGAAGATACTCAAACATTAGTAACGCTAGGGGTTGAGGAGTTAGCAAGCATAGTGTGGATGATTGATAATTCAGATGTCAAAACTGAACATCTGAATAAACCCGATTTATTCGATTTACTAACCTTGGCTGAGCTGAAAGATTTAGGGGTCATGTCGATTCATGGTAACGATTCAAGACTGAGAACTGTGTTATCTGTCATGCTAGGCGGGGACAAGAACGAGTGGTCAAGTTTAATTCGTAAGACTCTGAGCGACTTAGCACCAGAGCCAGCACCAGCACCTAAGCCAGAGCCAGAGCCAGCACCAGCACCTAAGCCAGAGCCAGCACCAGCACCTAAGCCAGAGCCAGCACCAGCACCTAAGCCAGCACCAGAGCCAGCACCAGCACCTAAGCCAGCACCAGAGCCAGCACCAGCACCTAAGCCAGAGCCAGCACCAGAGCCAGCACCAGAGCCAGCACCAGAGCCAGCACCAGCACCTAAGCCAACACGATCAGATTATAAATA